TTCTTGTGCAAACCACTTCGTTAAACTCATACTAGCTTCTAGGCATTTTTGTTTTCTTACGCCTGTCATTCATCATAGCACCACACCCTCTCGCTTGAACCATGACTGTGCCACCATTACTAAATTTTACTGCTCCACCTGTAGCAGCTGCCTTTGCACCTTTATATTTGCCACCCATTTTCTTATACTCTTTGACCATATAAGCATTGGCATATGCGGATGGATAAACTTCAAATTTATCCTTTGTTTTAGCCTTTGCTTTTTTGTATAAACTAGGGTTTGCTACGTTTTTTGGTATTTGTGACCTTCCTATAGCCATACTAACTCCACTTCGTTAAATTTGCCCAATAAGCTGCTGACATTTTGCCTTTAGCTATGTTTTTAGCGTGTCGTGCTCTAAAAGACTTTCTTCTATTCTTTTGTTTTTGCGACTCACCTTTTTTTGGCTTGCCAGCAGTTTTTACACCTTGCTGACCAAACCTGATTGTTTTTATTTTATCACCCTCTTTTGCAACCACAACGTGTGATTTGGTAGGATGAGATGGCGTTCTCTTGGGTTTGTTAAACCCTGTAACGCCAACTCTATCTAACCTTGGGTCTTTAGCCACCTTTACATTAATAATTTTTATTCAAAACTAAGATAATGGAATAGGCATCACCACTAGAATGTCCAACTGTAGTAAAGTCTAAATCTCCAGTTACTCCTGAACCAGCATTATTGGGTATGCCAGAAAACTGGTCAAAATACTCATCACCAGAACTATCAGGAGCTAAGGTTACTGCTAAAACATTGGTGGTTGCATCGAACTCAACATCAACACCCATGCCTCTACAAAACCAATGTATTCTAGCTATAGATACACTGGTGCAAGCTTTACCTTCATTGTTAGAAGACAGTGCTGATACATCAACCTTTTTAACAGATGATTCCCCTGTTCCATCAGATTCATTAGTAAACTTTAATACAGCTACTCTTTGACCATCCTGAATAGTTTGTGAAGTTACTGTGTCTGCCATTATTTACTCCTTATGCAAATGGAGTTGCTAATGTGCCATCAGCATATGAAACACCACTTAGATGCCATACTGCTGTTGCACTACCTTGTCCACCTGTTCCAATACCATACAGATGCAACTCAGTTCCTATGAAACCTCCTGTTGTGCCACCATTCATTGACATAACATCATCATCAGAACCATCAGCGTAAAATTGTTTAGCACTGACTGTAGATGGTGCATCTTTGTCCCACAAAAGAACATTAGATGAAGCAGCGAATATATCTACTGCTGAAGCACCAGTTAATGAAAAAGCATTTGAAGTGATAGTAGTTCCTATAATAAATTTATAGTAAATACCAGAAGCTGCTACTGGCAAAGTTATCGCAACACCAGCTGCTCTGTTTATCAAATAAACAGTACCAGAATCTGCTGCTGTAATACTTTTAGTAGCTGCTGTAAGGCTCTCTACGTCTTTGACATAGTTCATAGCACCAGTCATTTTCATAGTACCAGTACCAGAAACATTACCACTTGTATCTATATCAAAGTTGTTGGTTACTGCTCCTGTTTTAGCAGTTACAGTGATTTGTTCAAAACCACCTTCAGACCTGACAGGTCCGTTAAATGTCGAATTTGCCATAATTTCCTCCTTTGGAAATTCCCCTATCGTCTTGGCTTGTCTGCTAGGTCAGTCGATAGGTTCAAATTAATAAATCCTAGTAGTAAAATCATACTACTAGGGCTTTAGATTAGCAAATTTAGATTTGTTGTATTTTGGTAGGTCTTTTGAAAAAACCAAACTTAGGGTCTTTGTCTGACACAGTAACTGTAGCCATAAAAGTAACCCTATCACCTTTTTCACCTACATCACCACCCCAAACCACAAAACCCCTGTCATCTTTAACAGTGCATTTTTGTGAGCTGGTTTGCATACCATTAGGCAAAACATAATCTTTAAATGTGGTTTTGATAACCTCACCAGTAAACTGTATTCTTTCATCAGTCACAGGCACTGGTTCTGCATTAGCTTTTTCTTCTGCCCATTTTTTTGTGTTTTCTTTTCTGGTAACAAAATCTTCTACCAATCTTATGGCAAAATCCACTTGTTTGTTTGACAATTTTCCATAGGTATAAAGCTTGTCTTTAATGTCAAAGAAAGCATATCCTATCCCACCTCTAACTTCTTTATCTTCATAATCTACATTGCCATAAGTTTCAAAGTATTGTGCTAGAACTGGATTATTTTTAAGAAAATCATCAATCTTGACTTGAAATTCTACAGCATATTTTTCATGTTCTTTCTTCGTTTTTCTTTCGATTGGGTCAAGGTCGCCTATCAAAGAAGCTTCTAATTTAACATTAGATTCCTTGGCATATTTGACAGCTTTTGCATAAGCCTCATCATAGTCTGTGCTTAGATTTTTGACATATGTATCACTTTCACTGACATAACCATCTGACCTTTCAAACAGAATGTTCTGTCTAAGAGTGTACATTTTGTTACCCCAACCAGCACCTATGTAGTATGTATTTTTTAGTTGACTCATTTTTTTCTCCTGTTATTTATGTATCTCACATGGTTATAATATCAAATGTGTAAGAATTTGCAAGTATTTGCACAAATAAAATAACAAAAAAAAAGGCAACCTAAGTTGCCCTTTTTCTGAAATAGTTGAGTTATAAACGCTATTTCTAATCGTTCTAGTTATGCACCTTGTGAACCATAAATGCCTCTCCAATCAGAGAAACCAAAAGAATAACGCTCACGAGCTTTATATCTAATGTTACCTGTTGAGAAGTCTGGCTCCATAGAAGTCTCCATTGGGCTTCTTTGGAACATTTTTAGTCCATCACCTTGGTCTGTTACAGAAGTTAAGATGAAGAAAGCATCTGGGTCTGTCAGATAATGATTCACTGAATAACCACCGGGTAGTACCCCTGTGCTTCTTACAGCGTTTAAATCATTGTCTGCTGTTCCAGTTCTTAACTGAGAATTAAGTATTCTTTCAGCAACAAAAACAAGTTCACTAGGAACTATCATTCTTGAAGCTTGAACAGATATAGTCAATCCTCTGTCATCTGTGAAACCACTAATGTCAATCAAAGCATCTTCCAATGAGGTTTCATTGAGGTCAGCCATTGATGTAGCTCTGTTAGCAGCTGAACCACCACCTGAAAGTGGGTGATCTGTTGCTATTAGTGATTTACCATCTCCACCAGTGAAACTGGAAGAGAAAGCATTATTTAACACATCAGCACCTTTAACTTCTTTAGTATTCGCCATAGACTTAGCTAATGCTTTCACATAGCGTTTCCCTAACGAATCGTATAAATTATCCTCTACTGCTTCTTCTGTCAAAGCAAACGCTAGAGCCACTGTATCGTGGGTATAACGTGCACTGTAACTTTCAGTTGCATTGTCAAAACTTACGCTTTGACCTTCAGTTTTTGTTGGTGCGGAACCAAATCCAGTGATTAACACTTCTTCTTCAAAAGCACGATTTGAATCCTCAATAGAGAAGATGTCTTCGTACTCCCTGTCATACTCATCATAAGACAAGCCAAACAGGCTGTTTAATCCCGGTTCTAACTCTTTAGCGAGTTGAGCTCTTGATATTGCCATTATTTAACTCCTTATGCTAAACCAGCACCTTTTTGACCCATGATGTGGTTTTGAATCACACATAGAACATTGGTGTTAGCTGATGCTACATCATCATTATCAGGGTCTTCTGAAATATCTATTACCTTCAAAGGGAGAGTAGCTGTTGTAGCACCAGTAGTTACATCAACCTCTGAATTAGATATGCCTGAAGAAGTATCGCCAACAGGAGAGTTGTCTACTATGTCGAAATTTCCAAACAAGTCAGCAACAGGAAAAGTGTCGTCTGCTTGTACTTCAAATACAACATTTGAGTCATCAATCACGTTAGCTACTATATCAGAAGCAGCTATGCTTCCGGGATAGTAATTTTTGAAAATTTGTTCGCCTGTGGTTGGGTCAGTATAACTGACTCCATTAAACACTCCGACAACAGGAACAGTACCAGTGGCAGCGTGTCTTCCCAGTACACCAGCAGTTAACTGCGTAACCAAGTCGCCTTGGAAAATTGGTGTAGTGGCTCCACTCGCTATCCTATATCTGGATTGTCCTCCAGAATAAGGTGCTCCGCCCATCATACGAACAGGTTTCAATCCAAAAGGGGCA